CGCATAGTTGAACCCGCGATAGACCACACGGACTGTGGCGGTACTTATCCAGTACATGTCGGTATAGTAGGTAGAAGATGATCCGTTCAAATTACCTACCGGAACCATGTCCATATACTTGCCGTGTGCCACGCCTGAAATCCACTGTCCGCTGTCCTTTTTCCCCTGCACCCAGCGCACCGTGCCGTCTGGCATCCAGATGCGCCATTTGCCCACATTGCCGCTGTCGTTCGGCAGATCCACGCCGTCCATCATGTCATACTTGTTGCCGTAGATGTCCTCATAGCCCAGGCAGCAGATATTGTTCACCTGCACCACAGTCGCCTGTCCGTATTCGTCACGGCTCTTATACCAGGCAAACTGGTGCACCAGATCTTCAATCAGCGAATTCGTGATTTTGTTGTTGATGGCATACGCTTCATCGTAGCCGATGGTGTCTGTCATCCCGTGTTCTGCCGTTCCACCCGTTGTCCGGTTATTGTTATGCTGACCGGCACCGCATTGTTCCTGCATGTCCCTACGCCCGTACTTTGCATAGCTCAGGTTCGCGATGCGGCTGTGCATCAGCGAGTCTATCTGCTGCATGCCACGCTGCTGGCTGTAATAGTGGAAGTCCGTCCACGTCATGCTGGCAGTGGTCGAGCCGCCGGTTATGCAGGCGCGCAACTTGCTGCCCACTACAGAACTGCCCACAACGGCACACAGATGATCCTCATTGGGCACCCAATCCGGTTCCATGTCCTCTATCTTGTCGCTGTTGCTCAGTACCACGCAGTCAAACTCAGCCGTGTTCAGAATGGAGAAATGCAGAGCGGTCGCACGCTCCGGAACGTCTGCTATCAGATACATGCCGGCCTCAAACTTCAAGCCGATGGTCGGCACCACGATACTCTTCAGGATGTTTCCTGCATCATCCACAAACACACTGCCGATAAGCCCCGTTCCTGGAACGCTCGGGAAGCGCACGCGCTTGTAGCCGGCTACATCCACCTTACATACCGAATAAGCCTTGTCCGTCGTATAGGATTCCTTCAGCGTGGGCTTTCCGCTCATAATCTTGCGTTCACCCAGCCAGCCGCCCTGCGTTTCCTTGATGGCATCCAGCGTCAGTACTGTCGCCTCCGGAACAGGGGGCATTTCGTCCTCCGGGTAGCTGCTGTAGCAGGCGTACTTCTTGTTGTTCAGATAGTCGTTGATACCCTTGCTCCAGTAGAACGGCTCATACATCATCCAGTCTCCCTCGCTGCCGTCCAGCTTCGCAACCGTGCAATCGTTCATATCCTCCGCATCGGCATAGAAGTTCGAGCTTTCGTCATGCAGGGGGAAATAGGTCATCTCCCCGTCCAGGTTGTTCACATCCACCTGCTGCCCGGCCATCTCCACCTTCCGGCTCGTTGGCATCTTGGTCACCTTGGCCAATACGCGGTGGCGCTTGGACAGGATGGCATTCACATGCCCGCTCATTTTGTACGTATTGCCGAATTTGTACCCTGTCTTGTTGTCCAGGTTCGAAACATTGGCATCGTCGGCCACACTGTCGTCAAACTCGATCATCGTATAAGGCGGCTGCTTGATGGCCAGTTCCGGATAACGGGCGGCATACTTCTCCAGTTCCTCGTCAGCCAGATACTTCGTCAGGGTCAGCTTGCCCCTCAGTCCCGAATGCCGGTCATCCACGGCACCCGTCTGCGTGTACGTTCCGTAGTCGTAATACTTCTTCAGCAGGGTTCCGTCGTCTTCCCTGTCTATCTCAAGCACAAAGCGCTCCAGCTTGCCGCTGCCGTTCTGCTTCGCCTGGTGAAGACGTTCCAGCATGGCAAACCCGTCAATGCCGGGGCAGTTGGTGTAGCGGTAGCCCCGCACATTATTGATGCCTTCCAGTATCAGGCCACTGTCGGACAGCTTGGTCAGATATTCCAGGAACAGTTCCTCAATCGTGTCCGGCAGGCATAACTGCACAACGGGCGCACCGGTGGCCAGTTTCACGCGGGTCAGTCCCGTACCTCTTACGTCCAGTTTCTTCAGCCGCCCCTGCCAGCTCAAATCCAAGGTGGCCACGTTTCCGTTGTCCCCGTTCCGGGCAAGCAGGTTATTCCGCATGTTCACTTCTTCCAGAAGCAGCATCCCGTTCGTCGAGGCCATGAACGAGCCGATCCGGTATCCGCTGGCTTTCTCCACGCTCATGTCCAGTTTTACCAGTGAGGTCAGCAGACCGAAGTTGAACCCGATGGCGAACGCATCTTCATGCCACACCAGTTCCTTGATTTTGGCTGCACCGATAATCTTCAGCGGGTCATTTTCGCCGAACGAACGGGTCAGCTGCAGGGAATGGAGCACGTCTGCATCCACCACACCGCTGTCGGCCTGTACGCCATTGCTGGTAGATAACTGCACACGGTACGGGATGGTCAGTCGGTACTGCATCGGTTTCAGTTTATAAGCCTTGTCCAGCGATGCCGTACTCTGGTAGAACTGGGCACCCAGCGTAGATACATAGCCGTACTCCACCTGCTTCAGGTCGTACCGGCGCTGAATGAAATAGTTCCGGTGCGCTTTCAGCGAACCCTTCAGACCGTAGATCTGCGGATAGGTCTGTTTCGCGCCGTCCGCACCCACCGGCATTTCGTTCAGGAACGGGTAGATGTATTTGAAGATACCGGACTTGTTGTACAGGCGTGAGCACCACTTCTTCATCTGTTCGGTGTCAAAATGGTCAACGGCCTTCTGAATACTGAAGGCGCTCATGAAGCTGGTACCGCCGTTCACGCCCTTGGTCATCACTTCCTCCAGCAGATTGCCCATGTTGCCCAGTATCAGGTTCCACAGCCAGCTGTTGTGCCCCTGCATCACGTAGGCACCGTCGCGCTTCGTCTGACGGTTGTCGTCATACTTCCCGGTCAGGAACGACTTGTTGTCCGAACCCAGCTGGCAGTCCCCGTCGTAATAGGTTATCCACCACATCACACCGTCCCACGTCCGCACCAGCATGTTTTTTGCCAGCTGGTCCACGCCCAGGTTGAACTGCACATACAGGTAGTAGGCAGCCAGGTTGGGCAGGTTGAAATACTTCCCGGCTTCCTTCCTGAAGGTCGGGCTCACCCATTTCGCAGTCGGGAACCTGTTGCCGTCATCCTCATAGTCCACCCCGTCAAACGTGTGCGACTCCCTGTTATAGGTCAGATTCTTGCCGGCAGGCGTTTCCTTCACGCATCTGTACAGGAAGCCCATCATGCGGTCCAGGGCCTTGTACATCTTGTCATATTTGTCACCGGTGCCCAAGTGTTCCTTGATGTTCGGTTCTTCTTCGGCATCGCCACCGCCGTCGTTCCAGAACACGTCTTTCGGGTGGTTGAACTCGAAACCGCCGTCAAAGTTGAAATCCATGAAGTCCGTATGGTCGGGCTCCGTGGACGGCAGCCATCGGAACAGGCACAGGTCATTCGAGTTGTTCAGCGTCTCGATGCAGATGGGCAGGTATTCCTTCGGCTGGTCGCCGTTCGCCTGCAGGTAGTTCAGGGTGTCGCCGGTTCCCCATTGCTCGCCGCCGATAGTCTTGTCCTGACCGAATATCGGGTAGCTGTCGCTCTTCTCGTTGTTCATGTTATACTGGCCGTAATAGGTCAGATCCTCGTCCACGCTCTTGGCCACAAACAGGTCACAGGGCAAGCCGTCAATGGCCGAGCGTATATCTTCCTTGCACGTATCTGCATGGTCGGCGGCATACTGTTGGGCAGGGGTCAGGATTCCCATTTCCTTCATGCCGTCATGAATGAACTTCGCACCGCCCGTGTTGGTCGTCATGGAGGAGTCGGAAAAGTCACATTTCGCACAGGCAAGTTTCGCGCCCACCGAGTTGCCCCGCAACCGGAACAGGTTCTTCTTGCCCTCCGTAGCTGTCGGATTGCTCTGCTGCCCGTTGCCGTCTATCTCGCCGTAGGTCATCCGTGCCGTGTAACCGCTGGCTGTCTTCTGGAAGTAGAAGCGCAGGTTCTTGCGGGCATAGTTCACCGAACTGGTACCCTGAATACGCAGATATATGTCACGGGCTATCCAGTCCAGCGCCCGGTTCTCGCCGTTGTAGAATCTCACTTCCCGGCACAGTTTGTTGGCCTTCTTGTTGTTCAGCTGGGCCAGCGCATCCATCACATTCAGCGTGTCGCTCTCGCTCGGCACTTCACTGCCCACGCTGCCCGTGCCTATCAGTACCAGGATCGAGTTCCGGCGTTTCTTCATCAGTCCCATCAGTTTCTCCATGCTCACCGTGTCCCCCTCGTTCAGCACGCGGTTGTCCTCATCCAGCGAGCGCACGCCCGGTTCCCCGTCGGCATCTTCAAGATGGTTGCGGTCCACGATGTAGTTGTTCAACACCTCGTCTGAGGTCAGCGCCTTGTTGTAGATGCGCACACTCTTCACGTTCAGGTCCGCACCCGTTGACTTGAACTCCAGCTGGCTCTGGATGTTGAAGTTCACCTTGTCCAGCCACTTCGAGGCGGCACTTTCCTCACCGTTCACATAGAAGCCGATCAGCGTGCGCTGTTCGTTCGTCTGCACGTTCGGGTAGAACACATAGGTAATGCGGATGTTCTTTCCCGGCTGGAACTTCGTACCCACCGAGTCCTCATAGCGCAGCACCTGTCCGGCATCCATCGCCTCGGTCACCACGCCGGTCAGGAACTTGGCCTCCTCCGGAGTCACAATCAGCCCGTACCGGTTGCCATTGTCCAGCTGCCCCAGACAGGTGATCAGCTCGGCATTCGTGTCCGTCACGTTCGCCGTGCTGTATTCAATCTCCAGCGTCATGCCCACGTCACGGATGGCAAACCCCTCCGGCTTGTCTGCTTCGTTAAAGGGGCGGTACCCGCCATCGGCGGTCAGAGTCATGCCTGCACCG